ATGAAAATATAGATGACAACGCAGCACTCTCGGGTTACAGCATCAACGAATTGATTGCTTTGCGTCAAATACTGAATATGACGTATCCTTATAAAAGCGACTTTGAAGACGATATTGAATACACATACGGCGAAGCAGGACTCGCAGCCGTCATGGATAAAAACAAAGGCCAATACAAATATAAAAATCCAAAAGAACGCATATTTTCACCAGATAGAATTGGAGAACACAGTTCAAAGATCAAGTCCGTATGTGAGAACATTGTTTTGAAGTATAATAAATCGAAACCATCTGAAAGCATATTTTGCGAAGGCATTGTTCTCATTTACACGTATTTCATTGAAGGCGGCGCAATTCCAATGGCGCTTGCATTAGAAGAGCTGGGTTTTACAAGATATAAAGGTGTTGGAGGTAACTCAAAATCGCTGTTTGTTTCTGGAACGGTTGCAAAAAGCAACGGGCTGCATTATTCGCTGATTACAGGAAATCAGTCCATCTCTCCAAACAATGATGCCGAAATTAATGCGCTGCGTTCCGATAAAAACGCAGATGGATCCGTCTGTAAAGTGGTTATAATATCAAAATCGGCATCTGAGGGTGTCGATTTGAAGAACATACGCCAAATACATGTAATGGATCCGTGGTATAACATGAGCGCAATTGAGCAAACCATCGGGCGCGGTATACGAACGTGCAGTCATAAAAAAATGCCATTCGATAAGCGGAACGTTCAAATTTTCTTGCATGCGTCCATCCTAGAAACCGCGGGATTCGAGACGGCAGATTTGGCAATGTATCGATTTTCTGAAATAAAAGCGTTGAAAATTGGAACAATAAGCAGGGCGCTCAAAGAATCTTCGGTCGACTGCATTTTAAATATAAAACAAAACGAATTTACGGTGCAAAATATAGATACGGAAGTGGACCTACAGTTGTCGACTGGTGGCTCCGTTCGGTATCAAATAGGAGACAAACCGTACACGTCGGCGTGCGATTACATGAAAAATTGTAATTATACGTGCGCGCCAAAACAAGAAAAACAAAATATAAAACTGTCAACATTTAACGAGTCGTTTATTCTAATGAATGTTGAAAATATTATAAAAGTTATCAAGCAAGCGTTTCGAGAGAAACACTTTTATAAGAAAATGGATTTGATTCATTTTATAAATCGCGTAAAAATGTATTCGCTGCTTCAAATCCATTTTGCATTAACGCAAATGATTCACGATAGGAGCGAGTTCTTGATTGACGTGTATGGGAAATACGGATATTTGATAAACATTGGCGACTATTATTTTTTCCAGCCAGCAGAGCTAAACGATCCGTCGATTTCTATTTTTGAAAAGAGCACACCCGTTCCGTTTAAGCGTGATAAAATAACGTTGTTGCTAAAAGCTGAAAACGTGAAAAAGGGGCAACAGGGGCAACAAGGGCAACAGCAACCGATTGTAGAATCACAGGAATTGAAATCAAAACAAGCAGAAAGCGCGGTCGAGTTACAGGTTGAAAATATTATAGCGAGCATCGGATACACGCACGCACTTTCAATGAATACTTCACTATCGAAAAAAGAGAGAAATGATATCGCGGACGCTCAAGACCCCGTATTAAAAATAATACCCGGTTCTATTCCAATGATATCGCGAGACAGAAAATGGTATATTTATTGTTATGAAATGCTTGAAGTTATGAAGGGCGTTTTATCCGCCGAAGAATTGAGTTGGTATGTTTTTGTTCACATTATGGATCATTTATCGTTTGAGGAAATAAATGCATTGGTTTTACACTTGCACGCGCTGAACCAAATTGCGAATAAAATGAAAACGTCGGTAGAAACGGGACAGCTGGTCGCATCATCAAAAGTGAAAAATGTTGCGGTTAAAATCCAAAAAAATAGAGAGAGCGCGTATGAAAAATCTCTCGAATATGCAAACTATATCATAAAATATTTCCAGGCGTTTGTTACCAAGGACAAAGATAATGTTTTATATTTATTTTCAGATAATCGAGAGAATACGAGAGACATTTCAAAAAAAATACAAATGTATTATAAAAAAAGTGATAAAGCATTAACGCCATGGATGCAGTTTCAACAGGAAGAGTTGACGAGCACTGAATATAATGAACTTAAATCGGCATTTCAAAAGGGTAATCTTGCAGATTTTGTCGGATTTATGCAGTCGATTAAAGACGGTGACGTGGTGTTTAAAATAAAGGAAGGCGGGAATCGAGGCAGTGTTTGCGCGACGTCTCCAACGATGAAACGAACGTTGCAAGATATTTTACAGTTTAAGCTAACGAATGTAAACGTGCCTTCAAACATCACTCAAATTACGTATTGTATCTTACAAGAGATTTTGTTGCGACATTATAATAGCGTGCGATTAAATGATAAAACATGGATATTGAATGCGGTTGAAGCCATTTATTCGATTTAATTTTTTTTAATTTTTTTTTAATTTTTTTAATTTTAGAAATAAATATATTATATACATATATATATATATATTTATTCATGTCACAATCACCTTATAGTTTTTAGAGAGGTTATAAATATGGTCTTACAAGACATAAACCAAGAATCGAATACAAACCTAAACCTAAACCAATGTTATCAGTTTTTGAGTTGCCTAATAAATTTGATATAGATAGAGCGATAGAATTAATGCAGTTGTCCATATTTGCTTATGATCAGTTCAATTATTTTAAAGGAAATGGAAATGTCAATGGTTGGTCGCCTAATGCATCTTATAGTGTCATGGAAACATTATATACATATGAAAAAATAGATAAGGTTACAACAAAAATTCCAATAGGATTTATTGCAAAAAAAAATAATCTCTCATCCGTTCCTGATTTTTTTGTATGCTGGCGTGGAACTGTAACAGATCCTGAATTGGCAAGTGATCTCGATTTTAGTAAAACAACGTGTTCCTTTTTGAAAAACGGAGAAAAAGTTCATAGAGGTTTTCTAAATATTTATACTGGAGGTGACAATGAACTAGGCGACAGTCCTCAAAAAGTAGTATTAGATTATTTAGATTCAATAAATAAAACAACTCCAGATTATAATCTATGGATTACTGGACACAGTTTAGGAGCAGCGTTAGCCGTGTTAAATATTTGCGATATTGTAGTGAACAATTATAATAAAAATGCAAAAATGTATAACTTTGCTGGTCCGAAAGTTGGTGATTCCGCATTTGCTACTACATTTGAAAAATACATTGGAAGAGGTTGTTGCAACACGAATGCAATAAATAACTGTTGTAGTTGGCGCGTTGTGAATACAAATGACGAAGTTCCAAAAGCACCTCCGAGTAGAATAGGAATCATAAAAACTGATTACGTTCATGTGAATGGTTGTAGTGGACTGTCTGTATGTAATAACGCGAATTCGAATGACAATAGTTTTAATGGAATATTTGAAATTACGTTTCCAAGCGGTAAAAATATTAATATTATAGCAGCTCATAGTGCCGCAACATATCTTAGTACATTACAAAAATTAAGAACAATATAATTATTTTAAATGTATGTGTTATATTGTTTTTATAATAATAAATAAATAATAATTTTAAGAAAATTGAAATATGAATATATAAATATAAAAACTATATACTCATAATAATACAATATCAAAAAAAATGACTTTGTCCGGCGAAACTGTAAACAAAAAACTGTCAATTGGCGGAGAAGAATCGTTATTGTATTCGAGAGCGGTCTTGTCTCAAAAGGTGCAGCTACCGTTTATTCTCGTCGGAACAAATGTTGAAAAAACAATACAACATACAATATCGTCCAAAATAGAAGGCAGGTGCATCGTGGAAGGGTATGTCAGACCGGGGTCTATAAAAATCATAACTATATCGAGCGGGACATTGCAAGGCAGGTTTATTGAATTTGATGTGGTGTTTGAATGCAGTATTTGTTGTCCGGTGGAAGGAATGCAGATCAAATGTTATGCCAAAAATATAACGCAAGCGGGTATACGAGCGTTTACAAGCTTGGACGAAAAGAATTCGCCGGTAATTATTTATGTTTCTAGAGACCATCATTCGACGAATGAGTATTTCAATTCCATTAAAGAAAAAGATGCCATTCGAATTCGTGTGATTGGGCAGCGATTCGAATTGAATGACAAACAAGTGTCGATTATTGGCGAACTTTTGCCCAAGGCGACAATTGCTGCTTCTTCTGCTTCTTCTTCTTCTTCTAGTCAAGGGCAAAGTCAAGGACAAGGTCCCGCAAAAAAGAAAATTATAATTCGACCCAATAGACAATAGATCATAGATTATTTATTATATGTTTACAATATGATAAAATATTCGAAATGTTATACGCGTTTTATTTACAATTATTATTTTTTTAGATAAAAAAAATATATATTTATATATTATAAAATATAATTAGAAAATATAAAAATGAGTCAAACAATCGAATCCGCTTTAAGCCAGTCACTACCCTCATTTGATCAAATCGTGAAAGGAAATGTTAATATTAAAAAGTTAAGCAAATATAGGTATAGAATTACCTTTAGCAAAATCGGTAAATTTCTTTTATATCAAGTTTGGGATAAAGATGATGTTAAGATGAATGCTAAACGTCAAGTTGGTTATGTATCTGCAAAAGAATGGGTTAAATCTTTTAACGAACGTAACAGTAACAATTTTTTGGATGTTAAAACTTTATTTACACCCACTGCTATTATGGAAACGGAAAATCGTGTTTATGCATTTGTAATTCATACAGTTGACCTGAATTCTTGTGATAAAGTTGTTTTTACTGTTTCAACGGAAGAAATTTCACTCCAAAATAATACCTCGAAAAAATTAGTTCAGCTTCCTTTAGGAAAATGTAATCATGTGCGATTTGATATTGATGCGTGGTATGATGATCTTGCAACATTGGCCGAGTGTGTATGTGAGGGTTGCCCTCCGTGCTCTCCTGAGAAAGCAAGATCCAAACTTGTAGAACCGCCATATATGTGGTATGATTTTGCAACCCCTATTATTAACTATACTCTACTGCGACAGATATATCAAAATAAACAACCTATAGATATGTCGGATGACGAAGGAAAGGAATATGTAGTTGATATGATCAAATACGCCGAAAGTTATTCATTATATTGCACTACATTGATGGGAGTAGATGATTGTGGAACTAAAGAAAATTATTTGACCGCAGGAACGCCCGTTTATCAAAGATTTGTAGCAATGATGAAAGCCGCCGGTTATACAACTTGTCTAAACGGCGAAACATTTGATCCTAGATGTACGAAAGGATGTAGAAGAACTGGGTCCGATCCAATTCTTGATCCGGGTAGTTGCGCATAACACTAGTAAACGTAAACTATTCGAAATGTTATATGCGTTTCATTTTAAAATTGATAAAAATACACAATTATTTTTTTAAATAAAAAAATATATTTTTATATTATAAAATATAATTAGAAAATATAAAAATGAGTCAACTTAAACCATTACCTGAACAAGCATATCAATTTTTTTAAGCCAATCACTACCCTCATTTGATCAAATCGTGAAAGGTAATGTTAATATTAAAAAGTTAAGCAAGTATAGGTATAGAATTACCTTTAGCAAAATCGGTAAATTTCTAATGTATCAAGTTTGGAATAAAGATGATGCGAATAAACAAAATGATAACCGTATCGTTAAATATGTGTCTGCAAAAGAATGGGTAACATTATTTAAAAAAATTAACAACAATATTTTAAAAGAAAATAAAAAACCTTTATTTACTCCCACCACTGTTATGGAAACGGAAAATAATATTTATGCATTTGTAATTCATAAAGCTTGCCTTAATTCTTGTGATAAAGTTGTTTTTACTGTTTCAACGAAAGAAATCTCACACCAAAATAATACCTCGAAAAAATTAATTCAGCTTCCTGAAGGAAAATATAATGATGTGCGCTTTGACATTGATAACTCAATATTTCCATTTCCATCTGATGATTGGATATCATGGTTATCATGCATGAAAAATAAAACTGCGGAAGAAATATCAAAAAATTATAAATTTAGTATTACACGGGATGACAATTTTAGTGATGATGATTTGAATTATGAAAGATATATTGTGAATGTACCGGTACAAATTCTTATATCAAATTTATCTTATAGTGGGATCGAAATTAATGATAATGATAATGGTTATTTTGTTAACGGACTGAAAAATGCAAACTACACT